CATTTGAATCCCATTCGAAAGTTGCACCATCAACAATAGTTGCAATAAGTTTATTTCCATAATTGTCCAAGGACCAAAGTCCAGGAGCTGTTACAATATCCCCTGTTTGCGATGCACCCCATTTAGTATATTCAGAAGCATCGGTTACTGTTGCTCCATCAGAGTGTGAAGCAGCTGTAGTGTTATCTGATCCTCTTGTTAATCCTGATAAAGTTCCAGTACCAGAAGTGTTTGTTGTATAAGCAATTTTTTCATCATCTATTAAAACTGTTCCTGAAGCAGGGAAACCTGAAGAATCATCAACAACAATACTTGATGATCCTGAAGTTAATGCTCCGTCTAGAGTGTCAAAAACTTCTCCAGCTACAGTACCACCCCATGCTCCTAATCCCCAACCAGCAGCTGATGCCTCAACCGCAGGTCCAATTGAATAATAGTGTTGTACTCTTATACCGCCAGAAGTACTTGCTCCTGATCCAGATTCAGCAGATGACATTTCAATAGTAATTGTTGTAGAAGTTGGAATTGATGTTACCATAAAAGTTTTATCATCAAAATCATCATCAGAAAAATTAGAATTAGTAATTGTAGAAAAGTTATCTAAATAAATAATGTCGTATTTTTTAATATTATGAGCAGATGAAAATGTTAACGTAACAGTTGCATCGCCGTTTGTCGTAGTAAAAGCACTTGTTAATGTTGTTGTAGCTTTAATAGGAGTAATGTCATAAAATGCTCCCCCTGAATATACATACAACATTCTGTTTGTACCTAATGCTGAGTACTTAATACCGCTTGCATTAACAAAATGGTGTATAGCTGTGTTTCTTCCTGTAAGAGTATTATCTCCTAACTGTGCCCAACCACCTACTTTTTCAGGTGAACCATATCTAAAACGAACATAGTCACCGCTAACCCATTGGCCCTCGCCACCAGTTGCTGTAACTTGTTTATTAAAACCTGGTTGAAATCTTAATTTTTGTAACATACATAACCATTATATTATATATTCCTTACTGGTGGAATACCTAACATTGGCCTTTTGTCAAACCTATTTTTTTCAGCAAAAGGACCATTTACATGGTTATAATGAAGAAATACTTGAGCGCAAGTATTACCTTCTAGAGGTTCTCTCCAATGCTCTAATTCGCATCCACTATATACTAACATATCACCTACTTCAAGCAAGACTTTAGTACCTTTTGGAGCGTCTGGTTTATGTATATTTTTGTATTCGTCTATAACTGTATTAGCACCTGTGCCATCTATAAATATGGGCCAACGATCACCACCTAAATGAATAGTAGTTGATATCTCACAACTAGGTCTATCTTTATGTCTTTTTAATTCATCTCCTTTTTTATATAATCTTGCATATGAATAAGTTGGTATTAACTCTAGTCCTGTTTCTTGCTGCATTTTTGGTAATACTTTCATTAACAAAGTCTCCATTACAGGATCAGCATAATGAGAGTATGTGTTGGGAATTTGCTGGTCAGTCCAGGTGCCTAGTAATCCAGTATCATAAGTTATATTATTTTGATACATCCAAGCAACTGCGTCACGTTTAAGAAGGAAGTAATTAAATATAAAATTAGCTAATTCATAGTTAACTGCATTTCTTATTACTTGATATTTATTAAAAGCCATTTTGTACAAAATTAAAACTTACCGATATTCGTATATCATTTGATTTATTTTCTTCAACTGAATGCCATAACCATGCGGGAAACATAATAATTCTACCTGGCACTGCTTCCATATGTATTTCTCTCCAAAAATCTTTACCAGGATTTCCCGGTTTTCTAATTGGCATCATTGTCTGTACACCTGGTCTTGGATCTATTACTTTTAATCTACCAGAATTAAGTGGAGTTTTAATATAATATACTCCAGAAAATAACGCATTAGGATGTAAGTGGGGCATATTCATACCACCTGGTGGATTTATATTAGCCCACATATTACCTAATCTAGCATATCTATCTAAATGTTCATTATCATATATTTCTTTTTGCATTATTTTTAATTCAGATACTAGTTGTGAATACTCTGGTTTAATAGCCATGTCTGTTGTTGAATGCCAACCTTTATAATTTGTTTTAGATACGCCTTTATCTTGATTAGACCAATTAATAATATCTCTTGCTAATTGATTATTATCTAATTGTACATCTTTACCGTAAACAATTGTTGGAAAATATTTCTCTATTATCATTTAAAAGGTTTACCTCCAAACCACATAACAAGGGATTGTCTAATACCTCTTGTTACAGGGGCCACTCTATGATTTAAAAAAGATGCAAAAATCATTGCATGACCTTGTTCAAGTTTTTTAAATTTCCCTGGAGACATTAATTCTAAATCACCTCCCTCAAATTCTGATGGATGATTTAATAATAATGTCATAGATATTTTTCTTACAGGTGGTTCGTGTCTCATGTTTACATCAGTATCCATATGCCAATCATAAAAACCACCTTCTGGATATTCTGTAAACTGTGCCATTTCTGTTATTCTAACATCTTCAAATCCAAAATGATTTAGGTTTGCTTTTTGAATAAAACTATTTATCTGGTTATACATTTCTGGCATTTCTTTAAAAGGAATCCAACTAATAGTAGTAACTCTTTTATCTGTATCTAATCCTCCACCAGGTTTACCCATACCTACTTGTGCCTTTTGTGGTTCTTGTCTTCTACCACAAGCAATAACCATTCGACATTGGTCTGGTGTAAACAACGGTGTAGTCGTTTCAATTATCCAACTTTTCCATTTTGGTTCAGTTATTATCATTAAGCACTCCTATTTAAAACTGGGTCATATTCTACGTCCATGTTACATGAAAGTGTACGCCTTATATCTGTACTACTGTTAAATGGATATACACAATGCCTTACATCATATGGAAAAACATAAAAATCTCTTTCTTTTAATTCAGGACCATAATCAGAATTTGCAAACTGACCTGATGAATTTCCCATTATTTGTAATTGTCCGTTCATGGGTTTTTGTTCTGCTGAATATTCAATACCAGTATTTTTTGGTAATTTTAAAACCATAACAGATGACAAACCTGTAAATAATGATCCTTGATGAATATGGACTGGATTGTATTCATTAGCTTTCATTTCATTAATCCATATAGAATTTAAATGAGTTTTATATTTTATTATTCTATTCCAATCTAAATAATGATGCATTGTTTTTTGAAACCATTGAAGAACGTTTTGAGGCAAATAACTATGATGCTTCATTTTTGATGTATCATTTCCATTATAAAATAAACTATGTTCATTAACTATTTTACCAACTAGTTGTTTATTAGCTGGAAATAATTCATGTCTTTTTGTTTCGTATATATGATTTATAGTATTATACACATCTAAAGGAACTTCATATCTTAAAACTGATTGACCTAAAAATATAAATTTAAAATTTAATGTGTCCATATTTGTCTTTTATTCTTTTTGGAATTTTTTCAATGTAAGGATTATACTCTTTCTTAATTTCATTTGTTTTTATAATATGCATATTTTTACCAACAATGCTATCATTATATCCCATACCATTAACCATAACTTGATTTAAATTAAAAAAACTATGCTTAAAATAAGGTATATTAAAAAAAGTATATACTTTATTTATTTCTTCTTCAGGGTTTTTTACTAAATCATCATATTTCATAAAGTGACATATCTCTGGATAATTAAAAGCATTTTTAATTGCTTCTAAATCTTTCGCAACAGCGCCCTTTTTATTCATTATCGCAGATAATTTTTCATCATCACTTTTAAAAGTATGTTTATTAGGAAATGCGTCAGGATTTTTTGTATACCATTTCATATAACTTGCTAATACATCCATTAAATCTCTAAGAATAACAACACATTTAAATGGTTTTTTAAAATGTTTTTTCATTAAAGCAAAATTACCTGTAGTCATTACGGGTCCACGATCTATAATATATTTTTGTGGCCAGTCCCTGTAGTAATTTACAAAAACAGAATCTAATACATTATCTAAAGATCTATAATCTGGATAATTTTTAAAAACATCTGTTTCTTTTAACAAATATAAATCTTTCATTATCTCTAATGTAATAGAATTTGGTGTGGCTGCTACACTAGGGTTTTGATTCATAATAGACGCAAACAAGGTATTACCTGACCTTGGCATTGCAACTAAAAAGAAAAGTTTTTTATTCTGGTTTTGCTCCAAGTTCGTGTGTAAGTTTATCTTTCTTATCATGTTCTAATTGACCAAGTTCTTTCTTTATTCTTTCAATTGATTGTAGTTGACCTAACACATTAAATACTTCTGGCTGAGAGGACCCTTGAGTTAAAGTCTCTGCCTTATTTTTCATTGTTAAATGATAAGAATTTAATTGGTGCGTATTAACATCTTTAGTATCAAAAGAACCATCATCAAATTTCTTTTTAAAGTTAGACCACAATTTAATTTCTCTCATTCTATCTCTTGCAACTAATTGCATGTTTGCTTTACTATATATTTTTTCATCTATATCAATTTGTAGTAATTCTTTTTTTAAAGGATCTTCTTCTTTTTCTAATTTTTGTTCTAACCTTTTTTGTTTAACTTCTGCTCTTCTATACTCAAAAGATAAAGACATTAAATTTTCTAAAAACACGTTTTGCTCTCTAACACATTGCCAATATTTAGCTGCTTTTGTTGGAAACTTTGCATCGTTTAATACAGAAAACTGCATTTCAGTTTCAGTTCTAAACATTTGTTTTTTGGTCCAAGTATCTCTAAGTTCTTCAGTTAAACCTTTAAATAATTTAACTTCTTCTGGCTCTAAAAGATTATTAAGATTCGGTGCTTCTTTTTCTATTAATGCTTTTATATTTCTTTTATCCGTCATAGTAGTCCTTTCATTTACTTTCTAATATAACTATTAATTAATCAAAGTCAATTGTTTTAACTGCTCTTGCTGCTGTTGCTTCATCAGTCCATATTTGTGTTTTATTAGATTCATTAAAACCAGGGCCAATACCTCCTCCAAAAGTCAAACCTCCAGTTGAAGCTCCTGATGCTGCCCCTGATGATGTAGCAGTGTTTAAAAATGGTATAGTAGAAAAACTTGTACCATCATATCTATTAGATTCATCATAAAAAATATCAGTTGGTCCAGTGTTTGTATAACCACCAGCAAAAACAGCTGCTGTTTGTGGTCCTGCACCAGGCATTCTTCCAACAGAAAATGGATAGTTTGCAGTAGCCGTCCAAGATGATCCGTTATATTCAGCTGCGTTTGCTACATACGATCCTCCACTTCCACCTCCAGCAGCTATAGCAGCTGTTTGTGATCCTGTAAAAGAAACATAATATGCTCCTAAAGGATAATTTCCTCCTGAAGTCCAATTAGATCCATCGTATTCAAAAACACTTGTACTATTATTTCCACCACCTAAAGCAGCTGTTTGAGTTCCAGCACCACCTTGAAAACCAGAAGTAGATGAAGGATAATCTCCACCTTCACTCCAAGATGATCCATTATATTCTTCTGTCTTATTTGTATCCGGATATCCAGCAAAACCAAGTGCAGCTGTTTGTGGTGCTAATCTTGCAGATCCTAATGCAGATCTTCCTGTGGCCATACTTCCACCACTACTCCAAGATGATCCATTATATTCTTCTGTAGTGGTAACTCTAGCAGGTCCTGTATCTCCACCAAAAGCCAAAGCATCTGTAGGACCAGTTCCAGAACCACCTATAAGTTGTCTTGCGGTTCCCATATTAGGTCCATTTGTCCAAGCACCAGCAGTTGTTGCTGTCATACTTATATCAAATTCTTGTGTTGTTGATAAATTAGTATTACCAGGATTTGTTGCTCCACCAACACTAATAAAAGCTTCAGATGTACCAACACCATCACCACCAGCATTATTTTGTACTGCTGCTAAATTTGCTGTTTCAGTCCAACTTGTACCATTATATAATTCTGTATTAGCTGTTTTTCCTGGAGATGCATCACCACCAAAAACTAAAGCGTTTGTTTGTAATCCTCCACCAGCTATTGAATATCTTTGCGTATTCATACTATTGCCCGCAGTCCATGATGAACCATCATATTCTTCTGTAGCTGATCCTGTTGAACTAACTGCTAGTGGATTAGATGTTCCACCCATAGCTAATCCAGCAGTTTGTAATCCACCAGCAGCATGTCTGTTTCTACCAGTGTTTAAATTACCACCAGAAGTCCACGCTGTTCCATTATATTCTTCGGTTGCAGTAGAAAGTGATACTCCACCTTCATTTGTATTTCCACCACATACAAAACCAGCAGTTTGTGTGCCGTCTCCTTCTAAAGCATATCTTCCAGTTCCTAAATTTCCACCTGCTGTCCAACTTGAACCATCGTATTCAATTGTTGCAACACCTGCCGGCGGCCCTGCATCTCCACCTGCAGAAATAGCTGCTGTTTGAGTACCGCCTTTAGTTTTTTCTGATTGTGAAGCAGGCATATTACTAGAAGTTGCCCAACCTGATCCATTATATTCTAAAGTTGTTGCTACTTGCGTTGTTGTATATCCACCATAAGCAACAGAAGCTGTTTGTGATCCAGTATTAGCTATACCTCTAGTTGCTGTAAATATTCGTCCACTGCTATGCCATGCAGCAGTAGATACGTGAGATTTAATTTTAAAATCAGTAGAATTATAAAAAAGTTCACCTTCTATTAATCTATCTCCTGAAGTATCAGAACTAAGATACTTAATTTTTAATCCTTTTATTTCCTGATATGTAGACATTTAATTCCTTTAAGGAAGTGTAACAGCTGTCGGTCTTGGTCCATACAAAGCTTTATCTTCTGCAGACATAGAATCGTAAGCATTTTGTGCTAAAGTAGTTGATGCATTAACTAAATTTTGTGCTTCTGTTTTAGTTTTTTCAACTCCATTTTTTTCAGCCAACCATAATGCTCCATTTTCATTATTACCAATGACCCAAACATCGACATATTTTGAACCATCATGACCATTATAACCTCTTAAAAAGAATTTTAATCTATCTTCATGAGTAAAAAATCCTTTTCCAGTGTTAGTAGCAGTTCCGTACATAAATAGTGCCATATTAAGCCTCCTTTTTTACTTTATATATTAATAATATCATAAATCAACTATCAGTTATAGTCTTTAAATTTAACGCTGTTGTTTCTGCTGTAAATTCTTCTGTTGCATTTGAATCTTTTGGACTTCCAGGAAGATGTCCTCCAAAATATGTTGATGTTGAAGAAGTTGCACTTGCAGAAACACCTCCATTTTGCCTTCCTGTAGCTAAAGATGGAGCTGTAGTATATACAGTCCCATTATATGTAGCACTCTGTGTACCATGACTACCTTTACTGTATACTCTAAGATCATCTGCACTAGGTCCATTACTAGCAATATAACCTGCATTACCAAAAAGATAATCTTCTGATGCTGACCAAGAAGAGCCATTATATTTTTCAGTATCATCAATGTATGGAGCACCACCACCCATTGCTATTGCATTAGTTTGAATTCCAGAACAAGATCTTTGATAATTTCTTGGGCTACTCATAGCTCCACCAGCAGTCCAATTAGTTCCATCATATTCTTCAGTAGCAGTTGTTCCAGAACCACTAGCAGGGTTAAAAGGAGAACCTAAATAACCACCAAATCCTAAAGCTGCTGTTTGTGTTCCAGCTCCTCCAATTCTATATCTTGCAGTTCCCATATTATTTCCAGCAGTCCACGATGAACCATCATATTCTAATGTTGCGTTACGTATACCTGGTCCTGCATTACCTCCAAAAGTTACTTGCGCTGTTTGAGTTCCACCATAACCTGCAAAATCTATTTCTGTTGGCATATTAGTAACTTCAGACCATGCTGATCCATTATATTCTTCTACTTCTGCTTTTCTAGCATTTGGAGGAGATGTAAATCCACCTGCAAATAAAGCTGCTGTTTGTGTTCCTCCCCCAGCACCTCTTTTTCTTCCAGTGTTTAAATTACCACCACTAGTCCAAGCTCCTTGAGTAACAGTCATGGCTGTTATATGAAATTCTTCTGTATTTGATTTTGCAGGACCAAGTCCTCCCATAGCAATTGCAGTATTATATTCACCTGC